ATGATGTACTCAGCATCCGAAAGACTAGAAGCATTTGAATTGATGCGATATTTGTCGCCGTTGTAGTTGTAGACTTTGCCGAAATAAACGTTCATCGGTCGCCTTTCTCCCAGTATAATAAGCCAAAGCCAACGATAAAAATGATCGCAAGCGAGAATATTGTTATAATGTCCATTTGTTTAGTCGGTTAGTATTGATTCTTCATCGCGAGCCTTCTCAAGTAAGTCGAGTAAGGACACGTAAGCTGAGTAGTAAGGATCGGTTTCGTCTACTCGTCCTTCCATCTCGCTATAAAGAATGTAGTCGATAGTTTCTTTGATGTGTTCGGATGTGTTCATATTGTTTAGTCGGTTAATATTTAGTTGAAATGCCGACGATGTGAAAAAACGTAACAGACGCAAGCACTAATTTTTTAAAAACACGTAAACACAGCTTAAACACTGGCGAACACGTACACGTAAAAATTTAGTCGGTTAGTCGGTTAAAAAGAATTTAAAGCGATTTTGGACGCGATTTGAACGCGATTAAAAGACCGATTTGAGACGCGATTAAAAGACCGATTTGAGACGCGATTAAAAGACCGATTTGAGACGCGATTAAAACGAATCTGAGAATCTGATTTTATGATTAAAAGAATTAATACTTAGTTATTAGCTCAACTTTAAACGATTGAGACGAAAAAATAAATTTGACAAGATTAAGCTTTTAAACATGATCGGCTTTTCATTTATTAATAACTCAACAAATAAAACTAAAATGAAAATAATAACTAATAGAAAATTTAGCGACAAAACACAAAAGTTTTACAACTTTGAAGGCGACATAAGAAGCGTTAAAACTTTAGAAGTTGTAAGACCGAACGCGAGTAAAAGCTATCGACTAATTACGAATGTTAACAAATTGAAAAGTACTATTAGAGCTGGAGAGTATACTTTTCTTGGTGGCTATAAACTTTTCTTTATAACAAAAGACGGTGCGTGTTTATCGTTTAAAGCTGTAATTGAAAATTTAACAAGTGTTTACGATAGCATTAAAAATAATATTGATGATGGTTGGCAAGTTATCGGCTTAGGCTGTTCAAATGAATTAGATGAAGAGCTTTTTTGCGATCACACAAACGAATCTTTAAATTAATAATAACTAAAATGAATAACGAAAATAATAAAATGATTAAAACACATCTTTTACAAGTTGATGATTGGCATGATGGAGAAAGCTGGTCATGGAATAATTGGTTCAAACTTGAAGAAGGCATTTATTTGCACGAATCAACTTTGAATAGTTCAAGAAAGCTTTTAAGGTTTTGTCGCGATAAACTCGATATCTTAACAAATGAATCGAAAGGTAAAATGCAAATTGAAGATGACGGGTACAATGTAAATATTCAACTTCGAAACGGACAAACTCTTTTTGCTTTCTGTTATGGAGAATACATCTAAAATGAAAAACGAAATAAATAAACAAGCGGAAATAATTAATCTTGAATCGAATCTCTACGCCTTAAAACGATATTTAAAATATATCGACAATGACCGCGTCAACGGATGGCAAAGAGATGTTTGCTTAGTAGAAGTACAAACGCGAGTAAATACAATGATTCGATCATATCAAAAACTCTTTGACGCATGAAAAACGAAAAAGATTTAACAATGGCTGAATGGTTTGAACGCGAGGAAAACGAATTAAGACGATCAACTAAATTTCGCTTGCAACTGCTAATGGTTCCGTTTGTCGCGGTGTTTGGGTGGATCATCTTGTTGGCTTTAATGATTAAAAACAACTAACATAATTATGAACATTAAAATAAACGCAAGGGAAGATTCAATGGGTTGTTTAACATTAACGCCAATTAAACAATCTTACATCGATCAAATCATCGAATATTTAAAAGAGTTTAATGTCGATTCAGACGGATCCGTTTTCATTCAATCCGATTATGACATTGAAAGCTTTTATAACGATTGCAACTCGCGACAAAGGAAAGATATTCAATCTGGTTGGGGCTCGACTATGTTATTTGATGACTGGACATTTTTAACAATGATCGGTTGGGACGCGAGCGAAGGGTTGGAGCTTAAATAATTATGAAAGAAGGCGACACAATAGAATATAAAGACGACAACGGCGACAAGTTGAAAGGTAAAGTTATATTAATATTTACTTCTTTATGCGGTCATCAATGCGTTCACATCAATAATTTCTTTCAAACTCGATTTGTTAAGGATGTAAAATTGATTAAAAACAATTAACAACGATATTATGGAATACTTAATAGGAAATAAAAAAATAGTCGATTGGGGTTTATTTGCGGAAGTAGAAACCGAGCAAGATAAATCACAACAAATCGAGATTGTACTACCTCAAAAAATACAACAGCAAATATTTGATATTATCGAAGCGAACATCGACAAGGCAAAGGTTATCGAGGCAATAGCTCAGTTCTAAAAACAAACAAACAAACCAATTAAGCCCGTTTTAACGCGATTAGAACGGGCTTTTTTGTGGACGCATATAAAAGGATGGGTTTGCGATTGAAACGCGTTTTAAGGGCTTATATCGAGACACAAAAAAACCACCGCGTTTTAAACGATGGTCTTATTGTTGGTTGGTTCGCGTTTTAAATTAAATTCGTTTTATTAAAGCGTTGCATTGTAGCAAGAATAAAATTCTTTGGTAAGCGTTGCCAATTCGTAATCGCGTTGCCATCAATGAGTTGTCGTTGGTAAAAATGGTAACAAGCGGATTGTTTGACTTGTACAAGCTTTGAAGCGTTGAAAGGACATTGTATCGAGATTATGTTTTTATTCATTGTTTGGTTGTTGTTTGGTTCGCGTTTTAAGCTTGTATATTGATTTCTTCAGTTGTTTCAATCCAAATCGTTGCACCGCAAGCCAATGGCGATTCAGGAGCGTAACAAAGTCGTACATTATCGCCTATCATAATATGATTAGCTTTGATATTGTCGCTCGTTGTTTTAATCGTCAATACCGCGTCATTAGATCCATTCTTGCGATTGGCTTTGATGATATGCTGGTTAACATGAATGCGTTTTATATATCCTTTGTTGAGTTCTTTCATTTTCGTTATTTGGTTGGCTTGTTATTATTTAACAGCATAGATCGCCAAAACTAATAGTCTGTGTGCTGTGGAATTTGGTGAGTTCAAGCTCTTTTTTAAATTCTTCAGCATGGTCATGAGTAAGTAGAGCATATAAGTCTTCCCACTCCGTTTGCCAGTCCATCATTCTATAGCTTAAGTATTTCTTACCTCCAGTTGCTTCACTTCTCCAAGCATCGCAGTAAACATGACCATATTTGGAAATGATGGTGGTAAGGTAGGTGTATCTTTTATATAATTTTTTAAATGTCATTGTTTTGTTGTTTGATTAGTAGTTAAAAATGTGAAGCTTGCTTCAATCAAAATTCGTCAACATTGTCAAATCCAATATTCTTATAACACGCTACAACCCGCTTAAATACTAGTGAAGATTTTTTTTCGAGGGATTGGCGTTTTGAGCGAGTTAAAGCGATTTAAAGCAAATATTGAGACGCGATTGAGACGCGATTGAGACGCGGTAAGAAGGCGATTAAAACGCGATTAAAACGAAAAAAAAAAACAATAGTAAAGACGAATGTACGCTATTGATAACACATTATCATTAATAAGCTTTGATTTGCTTTACACGAGTAGCACAAACAACGATTTACAACGCATTCTATAGTCAATGCGATAATATATCACTTGCGGTGGTAGTGTTTAAAAGGCATTACTTGTTTAACCGTGTCCATACCGTGTCCCACAGGAAAAAATCGACTACCCAATGGGGGGAAATTCGACCGCCCGCTATAACGTAAGACCATTCACACTTTTTTACCAAAACTTTTTAAGCGCGTTCTTATCGCGTCTTTAACGTCGTTCTTATCGCGTTCTTAACGTCGTTCTTATCGCGTCTTTAAAACGCCTGTTCACAAGTGTCACTGTCGTCTTCATCTTCGTCCCAGAAGTTCTCATCGACTTCAAACTCGACTGTGTCGTCACTTGGATCAACGATATAACTCATCTTAACGATGTCTAACACACCGACTATAGTCGCATGATTAAGGTCAAATTCGTCACGAAAGCGCATCACAACGTTTTGAAGCTCGTTACAAAATGCATCTGTTTGATCGTTGATATCCATAGGTTTAGGTAATAGTCGTAAATTTAAGGGTTGACGTTTTGAAAAACACGATATAATCCTATTTATAGGACGTATATAACGTGTCTTTGTATATACGCGTATATAACGCGAAACAGACGTGTAGTACATCGCAAGTTAGTACTGATGATTTAAAAACAAAAACAACAAACACGTGTAAGCTTATAAACGCTTTTTTAATACACGTTATATCGTCATTCATACTTAACATTAAACCTTGTTTATTCTGGTTACAAAGATTGTATGTCGTCGGTTATATCGCAAGTTACTAGTACTGATGATTAAGAAAGGTACTAGTAATAAATCACGAGTAAGCTTTAACGAATCGTTTAACAACGCCTTTATATCGTCATACATACGTAACGTTAAACCGCGTTAAGATCGATTACATTGTATGTCGTCGTTTATATCGCGTGTTAAAGCGTAGCCATCCAAGTAGTACTACGAGCAGATTTATTGTTGATCTTGAAAGCTGCGTTTTTAAAACGTTCTAATTCTTCATCAAGTAGTTCAGCTTTTCTATCGTTGATTTTCAAGTCCGCGTTTACAGCCATTTGTTCGACCCAGTATCCACAAGCCATACAAAGCGCATCTAAACGGTCGTCTTGAAGAAGAGCGCCTTTATCGCGTGTTAAACGCGTTAGTTGGTACATCAACATGTACCTAGATTGTTGCTCAATAGGATACGTCATAGCGCTTTGATAATCGTCTTTTATGACCCTTGAATCGACTATTAATTTGTGTCTATTAAGTATCGGTTCAAGCGTGTCTACTATACGTTTTTCTTTTTGTATGTGGTGTCTTACTTCGTTGATAGTAACAGGATACACGTTGTTTAAGACGGGCTTAAAGAGTTCGGTAAACATCCCGTCACCCATGTTCGACTCAATAATGATTTCGTTGACCTTGTATTGCTTTGCGATACGAGCTAGTTCTTTCAACACGTTATCACCGTACCCACCTTTAATACCGTTACACGCGTGAACGAACAGTTGACCGTTAAGCATCTTAACGACGCTATAAGCGGTTTCATCTTTACCACGACCAGCTGGGTCAATAGACATGACTGAACCTGTGTACTCGATCAGATCGCCGTTGGTGTCCAAAGGACGAAAGTATTTATCGCCGTTAAAGCCTACGTTAGGAAGGTCTTCGGTTATTTGTTGTGGACCAGCGGCATAGACATACTTCTCGTACGCCAGGTCGTTGTCGAGTTCGGTAACGATTAAATCGTTGATCTTTAACGGGTAACGATCAGCGTCGCTTAATCGCGGGTTAAGCATGAACTGAAGAGCGTACCCGCTTCGTCCGTAGGCAAGCCGTCTTTCTTCGAGATCAAGGTCGGTAAAGCGTAATGGTTCTGTTGTCTTACCGATATTGTCTTCCGTGGTGTTCTCGACGATATAAGGCGATACAGCGCCGTTATAAACCGTTTGGACGTGATCCAATGGTATGTACTCAGATTGCCATATACGGGCGTTATAACCGCGTTCACGAAGCTTAGAATAGATACTGTCTTCGCATTGAGGTGTACCTAGAAAGATGATACGACTACTGTCTAGTGGTTTAACAATCGCTTCAAACTCTTTGACTTGTTCATCGAGCTTATCGCGCATTCCTTGGGTAGCGGAGTTGTTCGGTACTTCGATGTCATCAGCTACGATTATGTCAGCACGTGACCCAGTAAGCTGGGACGTGATACCAAGTGACTTGACCGAAGGCGCGTGTGAAGCGGGTGCTAAACCTACGTCAAAGCTTATCTTACTGAAACGTTGACCGTCACGTGGTTTAAGACCTTGTAAAACGGGAATGTCGTTAATGATTTTCAAGGTAAACGTTGAGAAGTCGTCGGATCGCGATTTAGACGCCGACACAACAAGTATGTTCTTGGTAGGGTCTAGTAGTAGTTGATGTACGACATAAGCACTACATATCCACGATTTACCGACGCCTCGAAACGCCATGATGACGGAACGTTTTGGACCGCCTTGGATGAAGTTAGCGATGTCGTATTGGAGAGGTGTTGGATCGGGAAGACCCAAGTGTTTCCAAACGACGAACAAGAAGTTACGAAAGTCCCGAAGTTCGGGTGGTACGTTACTCACTTCGCTTGTCTTATCGCTTCTTTATCTTCGTCACTATCGTCAAACGGTAGGACTTCTGCAAGCTTACCCAGAGGCGATCCTTGCTCGCTTAGGCTGACAACATCGTTGTCTTTAAGTAGCTGTCTAGCGCCGTTTAAAAGCGCCGCATTGTACTCAGCCGCACCGACCTTCATCTCTTGTATAGCTTGGGAGTAGGTGTCAGCGATGAGTACCTGTAGGTTTTCTAGTTGTTCTCGTTTCTTCATATAAATTGGTTGTTAACACTTCCAACGTCTAAGCGCTAAAGCTTTTCGTGTGGGTCGTCCTTTACTATCTTTCATCGGTCCTTTGACTCCACCCATACGCGCACAAAACGACTTCTTACGACTACCGCCTTGGGGCTGTGGTGCTTTAAGGTTACTACCTGTTTTAGCGTTGTAGTACTTGCGTCCTTTCGCGGTTAAGCCGCCTTTCTTGGACTTATGTTCTTTGCGTAGTGATACTCCTTTACGGCTCATTTCTTAGGAAAACCTTTCTTCATATTACCGTAGGCTTTAGGCGATACAGTTGATTTGCTTTTAGGGCGACTTATACCGAGCTTACGTCGTCGGTTAATGTTTGCGTATAAACCTTTTTTCTTTTTCATTTTTTCATCATCATCTCCATGAGACGATCTAATTTACTGTTAATTTCTTTTACTGTTGATTCGAGTCCACTCATGCGATTTTCAACCGCTGTGTCGCGTTCTCTTTGCGTTGCTAATTCAACTTCAATCTTTGTTAAGCGATCCTCGTCCTTGTCGAGTCTATCGGCGAACTTCTTGAATATCCAACCAAACACGCCAATAGCGATTGCTAAAGCCGTGTCAAGGAAGTGGGAGATTTGTTCGGTCATCGGTATTAGGCGGCTATTTCGGTTATGGTTAAGGTGGTAGCTCCAACGCCTCCCATTGTCTGACTTCCACCGTTACCGTTAATTGTAACTGTTCCAGAACCTTGTATACCAATGCGTATTTTAAACGTTGTTGCAGAAGCTGTACCCGCAGTCATGTAGTGACTAAACGGTAATGCACACGCTCCACCCGCCGCTGGACAGTAGTTAACAGTCGCCGCAATCGCGCTTGCAGTTGAGTCTTGAAACAACGCTCCACCGATCCAAGTCGCGGCTGAACCGCCAGCTATCGTGCTGAACTCGATAAGTAGTTTGTTAGATGCGTTAGCGGGCGTTATAGCGGCGGTAAGTATTTCATCTCCTTCGGTGTTCTGTGGGATTGTATTGTCGTTGGGCATCGCGGTAGTCCCTGTCAGGACTGTGCCTATAGATGCGTTTACAACTTGTAATACCTTACCCGCGCTAACGTTCGTTAACTGCGATCCGTCAACTGCGGGTAGCTTCGCGCTACCGTCGAGTTGAACGACGTTGTTAGCGGATGTTCCAAGAGTGCCTTGTAGGTATGTAGAACCAGCGTCTACGTCTGATACCATTCGTGAGTGTGCCTGTGTAATTGCCATATGTTAGGTGGTTAGAGGGATTGTTAAATTGCTCAGAGAGTCGCTCATGCTTTCGTTACTAAAACACGCAGAGTTGCAGCACTTAAATTTACTGACCCCGTTGTGTTATTTTTAAAAAGCACCGTTGCTGTATCAGCCGCACTAACCCAAGAGGTCAACAACAACCCTTGTGAATCCGATGCGAATGAAGCGTTTGCGAAATCACCTAGAGCCGCACCTGTTACTGTTACAGTTGTTGTTACTGAATCTCCAGCGTTAAGTAAAGGAGGATTGTATGTCGAGCTTCCACGAATAAAGTTACTGTCAGTCGTTGGGTTGCTTCCTGATAAGGTAATAACAGACCTGTAGTAATCGCCCGCCCCTTGTAAATCTTCCCAATCAATATTAACCGTTCCTGTTAAACAGCCACAAGCGACAACGCCTGTGTTTTGGCAGTTGGAATCAGATGAAATAATGTAATTAAATTTCTTGCCCGATTCAGATGTGTTTCCAAAGTTTACATTAACAAACCTAGACCTTATAGAGTTCACAAGTCGTACAATCGCTGTTTCTCCGTTAGTATTCGGAACTGCAAGGATTGCCCCATCACTCACTCGCACAGACGTGCAGTTTTCGATTTTCCACTGTATACCAGGCGTGTTTGCAATATCGATGTAATTGTCCCAAACAAAATTAGAGATCGTAACCTCTGAGCAATTTAACAATTTTGCCGCCGTTAAACCATTCAATGTGTTTCCGACTTTTACAAAAAGCAAATTGCTAAAGGTAATTTTTGAACAATAAGAAATATCAAAAGCCCTATCAGCACATTCAGCAATTTCTACATTATTAATATTGTTCCATTTAGTTCCTGTCGCAGGATCGGTAGCAAGCCGTTCAATAACAAGACCTTTTCCTAGACCACCAAACGAAATCATACCGTTGATGTTAAGTTCACCACATTTGTAAAAGTAAAAACGTGGGTCTGTATTGTTTGCAAAATCATTAAACGCTTTTATGTCTTGGATAGTGATTCCGCCGCCTTCTATGCCTATACCTCCAACATAACCGTCAGCCACAGAAGTATTCTTTATATAAATAGCACTCGCAACTGCGTTGCACAAAATGGTTTTGAAGGTAGATAAAAATATAACCTTACCGTAAATAGCATAGCCAAAGTCTTGAAAAGCACAGTCAGTAATAGTCATCCCAGAAACAACATCAGCGTAAATTCCTTTTGCCGAAGCTTGTCCGTTACCTTTAAAATTTATTCCTCTCACCGAGTTATAAGTAGAAAACGAACCACCAGCAGTCGCATAATCTTCAACTCCAAAAATCAAACACGCTTTAACTTGAACAGTAGCACCAGCACTTGTGTCGACTCTTGTTGCGTCCGTCCATCCGTTTGCAACCGTTGCCATTTCAATCAAAGCATTTCCACCGATTAGTGAAATACCGTTTGCTTTATTCGTAGAGTTTGATTGGCAATCGATTGGTTTCTTAATTAAGTAATGACCTGAACCAAAATCAACCGTTATTTTAGCGGCTTTTGACGCATCATATTGATTCCCTTCGTTTTTGGTGGCTATACTTTTTGCGTAATCAATAGCCTCTTGAATCTTTTCTGAGGCATCTGTAGCTCCTGTATTGTCGGCTCCGAAGTCCAACACATTCACGACCTCCCCAAAACGATCAGCGAGTGTCCGAGCCGTCGTTGAACCCGTCGCTACAACCGTTGCATCACTTGCTGAAGACGTCGTTCCAATCGGCACAACAACGATGTTTGCACTTGTTGGAGGCGCGCTTGTAAATATAATCTTATTCGTTGTGGTATTTACGCTGTAAGCAGTTGTAGGCGTTTGAACAACGCCATCAATCGTTACAAGATACGCTTCAGCGGTGTCAGATTGCGAAGTGAACGAAAGTGTAAACTCGGTGTTTGTGTTGTCACCTGTGTGCGTAGACTTATCAAACGCGTTTAAGTTGGTCGATCCTAACGCGACTCTGTCGTCCACATAGTTCTTATTAGTTGCGTCTGTACTAAGGGTTGGAGTCGCAAGATTAACGATCTTCTTACTTTCCGCGTTAAAGTCCGTTCCACCACCTACGGTTTGCATACTGTCGTTATTACCTTCAGCCGCTTCTTCGTTTAAATAACGATTGTGTTGATAAGCTTTATCGAGGTCAGCTTCGTTTAAAACCGATCCATTGACGAAATCAACGAGGTCAGTACCGAAGTCGCTAACGCGTTTAACACGTACCAACTGACCCGCTGTAGCGCCGCTTGTAAGTACAACCTTTTTAGAAGGCGATGTAACGATGGTGTAGTCAGTCGTTAAAGTTTTATCTATTCCGTCAATCTCTACAACGACGTGTGAATCTTCGAGGTAATTAAAGTTAAAAGCGAAATCTGTCTGCGCGGCAGTTGCGGTGTAGTCGACGTATGTATTAGCCATGATGATTTATAATTCTTTATATGTTATTGGTTAAGTAATGGACGAAGGGAAGGCGATACCATATCAGACGGTAGTTCTTCCCCTTCTATTTGCTTTTGCTGTAATTCGCCTTGATACTCATATTGATCTAAGAGTTCGGGGTATTCATCAATAAGTTCCCCAAATGCTTGTTCTCTATATTGATACAACACGTTATTAATTGTTTCTTTTTGTAAATCTCTTAAAGGCGAACCAGAGCGTACTCTAGACATCTGTTGAAAGTCTGGGTTTTCATACGCTTCAATTACAGCTTCTTTAACGTCAGATTGCGAGTATATTTGTTTCCAACGATCATAAAGCGACTGCTTAGTCCCTGGAACTTTAATATCTTTTAAGTCTAATCCTGGAATCTTTTTATCCGAAGGAGGAAAGTCATAACGACCTTGTATCTCGTTTATAATCTGAGACGCTTTATCGGTCGTTGTTTCGGTAATAGCTAACGGACTAATTGAGTTTACTTGACGCTGTATTGAACTACCTGCTGATTTTACGACCTGTCCAAACGCATCTCTTTTAGGATCAAGCGTTTCTGCAAAGCCAGGAAGACGATTTAACAACGCTTCAAACGGTCCGTTTACTTCGCGCATAACTGGATCATTACTACGATTAACAGCGTTTAAAATAGCCCATGTATTTCCTCGTGCTATTTCTTCAAGAAATGAATTGAACCAATCAGCGTCATCAGCGTCTACTTGACCATTAGTCAATGCCTGTAACGCACTTCCTACAGTTTCTAAATAACTCTTCTGTCCAACAGCGCTTGTCATCGCCATCATAGCAGTATTGCCTAAATAAGCTACTAACTCTTCAGGCATGTCGTTATCTTCGCTTAATCTTAATAAGTCAGCAGATAAACCTGTAATTGTAGCTAACGGGTCAGCGCGTTGGAGACTAACGTATGTATCTCCAGGTTGATCGCCTTGGCTGTCTCCTGTTTTCCACATACGTTGAGCGGCGGTTACATTAATAGCATTAGGCTTCCAACCTGTGTTCTTTTTGTTCTGTAGTTCTTTGTAATCTTCTGGACCACTTCCTGTTATGATCTGTTGATCGGCTAAATATAAAGCACTCGACCAAAGACCAGCACCTACCAACTGCCTTCCTCTTGCTTGAGCGCGTATTAACGGATTATCGCTGTTAAATTCAGCTTTACTACGCGCCCACAGTTTACCAATTACAGGCGTCTCGGCAAATAAACTTGCTGAACCACCAGCTTCTTTAAAGATGTTAACAGGTGTCTTAATAAACGGCATGATGTACTGCACAACAAAACTGTCGTTACGAGCGTCTTGTATGCGCGACCCCATACTTTCAAACCATCCATAATCTTTACTCAAGTCTTGTTGAAATGTAATGCGGTCACCAAAGTCACGAAGATACTCCATCTCGCTTGAAAGTTTATTATTCCAGTTATCGCTTGTGTATTGTTTGACAAATTCAACTGCTTCATCGCCTTCCAAACCTTGTTCACGTGCTTGAGTAACGGCTTCCATGTTAACATCTTCTTTTGTCTTATAGCGTTGACCATCAACAAAATATCGTGACATTTTACCTTCGATGTATTCATCAAGCTTACCTACAGGAGCGTTACCAGACTTAATAAGTTGATTATATTCTTCAGTTAGTAGCGACTTAACTTGCGCCTTTGCAAATAAGTGACGATAAAACTCATCTTGAAAAACAAGACCTTTAGGACCAAACGCTACAAGCTCACCGAAGTTTTCTATCGACTCACCTAAAGCGCCTTTGATGCCTGTTTCTTCCATCGACAAGGCTTTACCGCCTATCTTCTCGTAATGAGAGTTTAAAGCCATTTGACCTTTAGAGTTCTTAGCCGCAACTTTCGCCGCGTTATAAGCGTCAGGTAATGAGAACAATAAATTCTTTGCCGTGTTTATCGCCATTCTTGTAGGTTGTAGGTTACCTGTCATTAAACCGCCTATAGCTTGGTTAGATAACGAGTATAAACTCATCAAACTATTACCCATAAAAGCCGCGCCTTGGGTCGTTGGAGCGCTTAACATCATGTCGTAACGCAATTCAACGTAAGCTTCTTTGATCTTTTCAAACGGACCTTTACGACTTATCTCTAATAAGCGACCAAGTTTAGCTGGGTCACGAACAAGTCTAAGCTCATTCATAAAACCACGAAGCGCTTTAAGACCTCCAAGTTTTTCTAATTGTTCTTTTAGTTGTTCGGGTTTTAAATCTTTCGAGTATTTAGTAAGTTCTCCTGTAAGTTCTTTTTCAACCTTCTTAGATTGTTTTTCCATTGTACTTACAACAGCGGCGATTTGATCGCGAAATACCTTACGGCTCTGTAACAACTTACCAGCAGAACTTCCTATCGTACCTGACGCTTCAGCAAACTCACCAAGTCGATCTAAGTCCGCCATTAAATCGTTTATGACTTTTGGATCGTCAAAGTTCAAACCGCTTGCCATCTTTTTATTCCAATCTTTAAACGCGTGGAAAGTCATAGAATCAGCAACGACAGTTTTAAATATTATATCTTCTGATTCTTTTGCGATCTGCTTCGAGTAATCTAACGGATCAACTGACGGGTCGAGTTGACTGCGCAGTTTAGCCGCTTGTTCAATTAAAGATTTTTTATCGGTCTTAATACGACGTTTCTTAAACCCTTGTTCAACTTGTTCTAAGACAGCCGCCATCGAACGTTGTATATCTTCAGAGTCAGTAAACGCTCCAATGTTAACAGGTAGAATGTCGGTCTTACCGTCGATAAAGGCGGTTAAGTCATCGTCGCTCATATTCATGCGATCAAGCGCTTCGATCTTCTGTTCGTCGGTAAGTTTAGAAGGCGCTTTAGGCGCGTCTCCTTCAATAGCGGTAGCTTCTACTTTTTGTTTAGGTTTAGAAAACTTCTTATAAGCGTTTACCGCTTTTTCCATTTGTTTTTGAAACAGAAAATCAGCGTCAGTTTCTTCTACTTGTGTACCTAGCTTCCGCCTTTGTCCTTCTAAGAACGTTTTAAATTTGTCTGTAAGACCGTGTTTTTTTATAGCTTCAAACGCCATTGCAACTTTAACGTTGGACATGTCGTTATCTATTTTAACTTCGTCCCACACCTTACCAAATAAATCATTGAAAGGATCGTCTACTGCTTCTGGGTCTTTAACTAAATCCTCTGCTCTCCACTCAACATCTCTACGCCATTGCTCAAGTTCTAAACCTTCAACTTCAGTACGTAACTCAATAATTTTCTCGTAATGACCACGCTCTACTGTCGCTTCGTCTTCCCAACCTTCTAAGTCGTCCCTTTCGTTTTTAGTTACTCGTAGTTTTTCTTCTAAAGCATCGTCGTCTAGTTTCGATAAAGTCTCATCAATTTGAATAGGAGTGTCAGCACTAAGGTCTATTATCTCCCCTTTTTCGTTCATGTACTTAAACTTACCGTAACCTTCTTCACTAGGTACGTTTTTATAGTACGGACTAAAAGAAGCACCTACCGATTCGGGGTTACTACTTTCGTCGTAATCCTTGAACTTTTGAGATACACCGTCAACAGGCGCGTCTCCTTCGGGCTTTAACACCGTACCTTCGCCGACCTTCGGTTGTTCTTGGTTAGACTTTTGGAAGTCGTCAAACTGTTTTAAAATATTATCTTTTTCTTCTTGTGCCTTTGCTCTTAAACTTTCGATGTATTCTTTATCGGTTTTAGATACGACGGTTAATTGTTCGGTTAAGTCTGCCTTTTCTTTTCTTAAAAGCTTACCCATCTCTCCGTCTTTAAGCTCTGGACTTTTCTTAAACAAGTTATCAATTCTTGTAATACGTTCAGCTACAGCGCCTTCCATACGTTGTTGTATCTTCTGTGCATCGCTTGTAGACACGCCCATACGATTAATCATACTTGACGCTTCAATACGTCCTAATCCAGCGCCTATACTACCGCCTACTACGCTTCCAAAACCTATTTCAAAAGGACTCAAGTTTTCTCTACTTCCTTCCATCATTTCTAACGACTGACGGAATAAAGCTTCACCACCACCCATAAATGCGCCTTCAGTACCTCTTGCAGCTACTGTTCCTAACTTACCTAACTTAGCGACTTTAGCGGCGTTAAAACCTGGAATAGCAGAGAACACCCCCGCCGCCGCACCTTCGGGTACGTTGTAGTCAGCTTCGGGGTCTCTTATTTTTTGAGCGCCGTAGTTCGAGCTTAATCCACTTGCTAATTGAGCGCCTATATAACCAGCAACACCAAAAGGTCCAGCGGCTAATAACGGAGCAAAGGCAATACCCGTCGCCATAGGCGCGCCTACTTCGAGAGCCATCGCGCTTCCTTCGCGCCAAAGGTTTGATGCTTCTTCCGTTTCGGGATCAACATAAGGTTTTTCGTTACGTGGCTGAGTAGAAGTACTGTCAGCGTCTTGAAATTGAGGGTACAACGAACGAAGGTCTACTTGTTTTTCTGACATAATTATTAAAGGTGATTGTTCTTATAGGTTTTTAAAAACTCATCGGCTTCGCTTTTTGTAGTAAAACCTAGCTTTTCTAGTATCGGCAGTATCTTGTTATCTTTTTTTCCTTTTTCAAAAGCTTCAAAATCCGTACTAGTTAAACCGATATTAAAATTACCTGTTTTTAAACGCTCTTTTACACGCTCTTCAATTTTAAGTTCTAAACTGCTGTAGACGTCACCCACTCCTTCGTCTATTTTCTTGTATAATTCATCGGGTGTAATGTTCGGTAGCTGACTTATGCGATCTCTGTAGCGTCGTAACTCATTACTCCATATTGATTTAATATCAGCGCTTAACACTTGTAATGCTTGCGGCGCAACGGCTCTACTTTGAGAAAGACCAAGCAACTCTCTAACGTAGTTTGTATCTTTATTAAGATAAGGATTACCTCCTTTAATCGTCGTGTTACTAAAATCTGATTCAATTATATCCGTATAATCACGCACAGCGAATCGAGACATAACATTCTTTTGAAAGTCAGTTTCGTTACCGTTAGCTTTTAATAGTTCTTTATAATCAGTAAGTGACAACTCGTCTTTATAACTTTCTAGATTGTCGCTTACATCAAGACCTAATTCTAATTGTTTACGAATCTCCGCATACACATCAGGGTTAGTGACAACATTAGCTTCGCTTTCTCTGTTATATGTTTTATTCGCTTCTTCTCGCATCTTTGCAATTAAGCGTTCTGCGTCTGAAGATTTAACGCTATTCTCGGTAAAGGATGTACGAACACGTGTTGACCAGTCGTTTAAAAACGCATCTGTTATTGGTTCGTCGTTATTTAAACGTTGTTGGAACTCAGCTTCAAAAGGTTCTGATACGTTTGTTTTATTCGTGTTATAACTCGTAATAGCCAAGTTAGTGAAATATTGACCGTTAGATAATATACTGCGTTCAAGCTCGTCTAAGCTGTTTAAGATTTCCGTGTTAGCAAACTTTGCTCCCTTATCGTTAATCTTCCACTTCTTTAATTCCATGACCTTTTTCATCGCACCCGCCGTGTTACCTTGTTCAACCATATCCGTAATGGCGGGCTTAAATAAGTTATCAAGTGCGTACTTACGACTACCTTTAAAAGAACCAGCACCGTCGTCTATCCACTCTTTAAACACAGGGTCGTTAATGTCGAATTGATTACGCGTCCAAGCGCTTACTTCGTCGCTTATAGAACCTAACCAATCCGTCTTACCTTGAGCGATTGCTAGGTCTTGCTCGCGTCTTGTAACGGTACTTATGAACTCGTTTGAAATCGAATCAAGCAAAGGCTTAACTGACTCACGCGCGTAGGCGCTGTCTATACTATCGTAAAAACCTTTGACCGCCTCTTGTGCGTACCCTACTGGATCATCTGCTTGTAAAGCTTCAGGGTCGGTTAATAACTTACGTCTAAATTCTTTTGCTTGCGACTTACTACTTGCCGCTTTAATACCTAATAGAAAGTCAGGGTTCGAGCGTTCGTCTATTACGCCTTTTTCTGCAAGACTACGAAGTTGTTGTTTAGTTTTATTTCTCCGTGCCTCTAACGACGCTAACGCTTTTGTCGAATTTTCTGCGAAGAACTGTTCACCTTTAGCGCGTTGCTCATCGCCTTCTATTTTTTTAATCGCGGCATAATCCCGCAACATCGGATTAACTTTTTCCAACGATCTAGCAAGCTGTAACATCTTATTATCACCCGCCTGTTGAACGGCTACATTATAGTTACCACCGCTTTGTATCGTCGCTTGAAGCCTTGGGGCGTCCGCTAAGTCAGCGACTTGTACTCTTTTATTGGTAGCCATTAGCTTTTACGTGAGTTTTTAATATCAAGACCAGTACGGTATCCACTCGCGGCTTGCGAGCCAGCGTCTAAAACAGCGGCAAAAGCTGAAGGTTGATTTATAGGTCGATTAATACCAATTTGATTATTAACCGTACGAAACCCAGCATCCGTCAAAGCAAGTCCTGTTTGTACGTCTCTCATCTCTTGTTGACCAGTTAGAGCCGCGCGGTATGCCGCTTCTTGTTGTTTGTAATTATTTACTACAGCGTCAACCGAAAGTCCTGACACATTAGCTTGGCCAGCGCTTGTAACGTTAGTAGATTCTTTTTTAGCGCCTTCTATTGAAGCCTCAAATATCTCGCGATTAATCGCTTCCTGTTCTTGTCCTTGGCGCATCCTTATCGAACGTTGTTCCTGTATAGCGCGTTGACGCTCGGCAAGGGACGCTTGAGCTTGATACGCCTCTTGTGCCTTTGCTTGTTGCTGTTGTCCTAAGAAATTAACACCCGCTTGCAGTCCGAATGTTGTAGCTAATGCCGCTGGAAGATTACACATGATAATTAAGAATTGTTATTTTTGTATATATAAAATTGTTTGTAACCATCGATGTCAACGTCGGTAAAGGTTGCCCCTAACCACGTTAACCAACGGAATGAAAGTTCATTTGATTCCATGACATAGTTTGTCAATACGTTATAATCGCCCATAAGTCGATCTATCCACTCCTTTGAATGTTTAATAAAAGTCTTTTTAATGAGGTGCATACGGTGAGTACCAAGTAACCAGATTACACCTATGTTCGGTTGTCTGATCGCTGGACACACGCCAAAGCTTCCAACCATGCGCATATCAAGTGTAGTCACTGTCCACGCTTCTTCTGATATTTTATAACTCTCTTGTAACGCTTGACGAGGATGTTGACCTAGACCTATTATTTCTAACATGTCTTGGGTGCGCATATCTTCATATAAAGGCAACCAATCAAACTCCCCATTGGCGGGATCAATCCGACAGTCGTTATAAATGTACTCAACTGTATCGTTTTGATTGTGCATGTATAAAGCTTTCAAATTCAGCGGCTAATAGTTTCATCGGTAATGCTGAACTTGATTTAATTTTGATTGTAACGTCATCGTGTTTACATTGAATAGGAAAGCGAAACGATCCGCTGTCAAGCACAAGTGAACCTATCACAGCATCAGCACCCAATGTAGACGGGTTAAAAGCGTATGAATATGTATCCCTGTATTGCGGGGTAACTTCGATTGTAAAGTGTCCTGTAGCGTCGTAATCAACCGCGCCACGACGTAGTACTTGATGAGTAAAGTTAGAAGACGCTCGTCCTCCACGTTCTGTAGGTTGCTTTAAAGTCTGCGTTGAGAACGTGTAAAGAGATTCGTATTCAAGACCGACAAAGAACGATGTGGACGAGTAGTCGCCTTCAATCGTAAACTCTGTTGCCGAAAGCGAAGTATCCTCGGCGTCCGTTGTCAGCGGTAAACGCAATCCATCGGCGGTGTAGACAACTGCTCCAGCTGGATCGTAAGGCATCGTTGATACAGTCGTCTTCTTGTTAGCGGCACTGTAAGACCTTGTAAGCGAAGAACTTGCAACACGTCTATCAAGATGTATAGCGTAGTTTTTACCTGTGTCTTTATGTCCCGCTTCCATCGCCATCTTTTCGAGGTGACCATCGGTTGTAACGACAAATAAATCGCTGTCTATAAACCCGCTTCCAACGATGTCTTTCGCGAACTCAAAGCGCATCCAAGCAGATTGTATCTTTTCACGGTTCTGCCAGAAGTAACGATACACATATAAGTGCTTTAAGTTGTCTGTAGTAGACGCGACTATAACGTCCTCACTAGGCGTACCGATAAGCTGTCTTAAAGATGATGGAACATAAGTAGGTACTTGAGAAGTGATTTCAGAAGCGTCAAATATATCTGTATCCTTATCGACGTAGAACTCGTATAGACCTTCGTAGCTATCGCGTGGAAAGCTGAAGTAAACGTAGTTAGTAAGCGCTAACGGTTTAACGTCGCTTGTCACGTTGTACTCGGTTATAGGCGAGATGTTAACGGTTTTAGCTGTAAGTAAATCTGCTCCTCTTAATACGAACTGTGATTGAGGACTGAACAACACAAGCTTTTCTTGGAAAGGTACAGCGTGTTTAAGAGTCGATACCTTGGTATGAGCAACTCCAACATCGATGGGAGCGCCGTCTAAAAGCGTCAACACAGTCGTTCTAAAGAAGTTAAAATATTCATCAGCTTCGGAAAAGATAACAGAGCCGTCAGTCAACAGTCCAAGTCGATTCTTAAAGAAGAAGATGTCATTGATTGTCTTACCGACAAAAGACGGATTAGGGTTTGTTTCATCGTCGCCTACAAGTCGATTAGTAAAAGTTGATTCTTGCGCAGAATAATGAACGACAGAACTGCTCGATATAACGTAACCTACACTACTTGCTGACCAAGCTGGCGCTGACTTTATATCTGTTACTGTCTCCCAATAAGTTGATCCACCGCCTGTTCCAGGCTCAGTACCTGACGATGAAGTATGCGCTTGTAACGCTTTATAAACGCTACCACCATGACTGACATAAGATTTAAAAGTAGGAACGATCTGGATCGGTAAAGTCGTGTTATCAAGCGTCGTTTGAACGCCGTACCCAACGTCTTCCACCCAAGTTCCTTCTCCAAATGTAGCACCGTCTTTAGTCTCGAACTTAACGTAGTAATCGTCTTGAACGAGTTCCACATCGCCTTTGACTTTTACTCGATGTCCGTTAAAGCATTTGATAGGAAGATCAGTAATCGCTGATACCGATTTATACACGAGTCCTAGACCTGTGTTAGAAAGGCTGTCACTAACGGTAATGTTCAAATCGCTCGACATAACGATCTTAATGACCGATCCGTTAGCTGTAGCAGATGTAACACCAGCTAAACTCGATATGGGAGTTGCTGCATCCGTCGCTAAATCGGACGCGATGGTTTCGGAGCTATGATCCGAAGGTCCAGACGTTGTCGCGGTATTACCATTAATAGTTACGTTATAATCTGTATCGTCATTACCTTGCTTAACAAAGACAACAGCTTCGTTTGGAAGCGCGGTTGAAGTCGTACCCGCCATAGCAACAGTCTTACCTGTGTCAGCGACAAAAGTATAATCAGCAACGTTCAACACTCTGAAGTCGCTTAAAGGATTAGTAGCACCGTTTAGGTACGTCTGAGCGGCTGAAGTTATAGTCGTAGTTACAGCCGCTCCATTGGTAGTATTAAAGATGTTTAACGAAGTAGTACCGCCAGAATGATTAAACAACATGACGTGTTTATTCGCTACGTCTCTGTCAAAAAAGCTGACTAAGGCGTCGTTCTCAAGCGTCGTCCCCAACGCCGCTATATGATCGGTATGAGGACGTTTTGTAAGTCCGTCTACAACGGAGCTAAAAGCGTTTACTTGCTCTTCAGCTTGTCCAGGAAATCTTAAATTGTCAGGCTGTTGCGATACACCTTGGACGAGGTTCGGTACAGAAGTAGTAAGTAACGGCATGTCTATCTATCTACAACACGTAATACATCATAATTGTCAAATATATTACGATCTGCGTTTTCACTGTCGCTATCTATCGCTGTAGCTTTTGAGTTAATCTCGTCACGAAGCGTAAAGCTCTCGATCTCAGGAGATCCAAGAAAGCGATTAGCAAACTTACGTGCCGCTCGTATCGTGATGTAGCTTCTAAATTGTTGTGGTAGTTGTTCAAAGGTGAGTTCAAAAGTAATAGAAACGTCTAGGTCTTCGCCAAAGACGTCGGTGTGGTTCTTCCTGTCATACAATGTAGTACCACGCTGTACGATGTCTATGTCGTTATACTTGTCGATTGGAACGTCGACTTTAAGCGTGTTAGCGGGAAGATTAATTTTATTAGAGGCGTCTCTTACAAGTGGATACACATGCTCGGTATTGTAATGCCATCCTTCCGATTGGACTTCTCTATTGACTTCATCAAGGACGTTTAAAGCGGTCACCACAGATACAGGTAAACTACTACCGCTAATTGAATTGACGGGGCTTTCGCCTACTACGCCAATCATTGTGTTGACTGCTTCAAGCTTCGATGTAAGTGCCATATATAAAAGGTAAGAATAAAGTTAAAGAATAATCTGATTGCGAGAGAGGAGCGAGGTCAAAACGAAAATTAAAACCCTCGCTCCCCTCAACACAACCAAACAAGAATGGACTATTTCTGTAATTCGATAGCACATTCAGGACGGAGTATTCCGTGACCCATCGCGTACTTCGCAATAAACAGAGTTCCTTGGCGCTCCATCTGATACTCGGACTCAGTCGCAAGATCAAGAAGCTTAACAGTTCCAACAGCCGATGGGTGAGCAACGATACCAAGCGAGTTGGTGAAGTTACCATTGTACCCTACGCCGCCTGAACCGAACACATCGTTAGAAGATGCTCCGTCACCTGTAGAGGTGGAAGACAAATCAGTCGATGGAAGGTGAGTAGACTTATAGATGCTGATACCAGCAACCTGAGCAATAGAACCAGAAGCAAGTGATCCAGAACCACCAACGTCTTGATTAGACGCAGAAGTCGAGATAACGAGCGATCCGCTACCACCAGTGATAAGCTTGTAATACTCTTGAGGACGAAGAACACAGAATCTTCCATCGGAAGGAACGTCGTTCTCATCGAGCTTTTGAGCGGCGGTAAACAACGCGGCAACAAGCTCTGCTCCTGTTGGATCAGAATTGTCGGAGTCGTCAGAACCGTCAGCGGGTGTTCCCATCGCGTTAGCAGATACGTCAAGTACTCCACCAAGCTTTCCACCTGTAACGTTAGCTGTAGCTTCACGAGCGGCGGCAATAAACACTTTAGCAATCGCTTCATCGAAACGTTTAGCAAGCGCTTTACCAAGCTCAGAAGCATAGACGGAACGTATATCGTAATGATTTTTTACATCGTCGATAGAACTGAGGAATGTCGAAGAAAGAAGTACGTCGTCAATAGTGATGACTTTCTCGTTCTTCTTGATGTCGCTCAAGTAAGAGTTACCGCTGTCAGCAATGTTCTGTCCAGGAGTATAGTAACTAGCGGAAGCAATACCTGTAACAGGAAATTGAGCGCTCTTACCATTCTCGATAGTACGGATCGTATGCAAAGGTTTGAAGATATTATTTTCTTCAAAGGTCGTTAATATTTCGCCAGCAAACTTCTTCAAGAAAAGGGCATCAGCCGCTCCACTTGAATTAATCTGACCGACGCGTGAGGGAGTTGTATCTCCATTAGCCATAATTAAGTTCTCCTATTTATAGAGTTAATATTAGTGTTAGTATTATTAGTCGTTGCTAGTCGGTCAGTTGTCCCGCGCACGGGGCTGTCTTTTGCTTCGTCTAAAAAAGTGTTATCTTCGTCCTCCAGGTGTGAAGTAAAACCCCACGATCATTGGCAGAACTACGGTTGCTTGAAAGAGCGCGATATGTCCTGTTGTAACAACCAAAGGGGCTTGGCTTGCTTGAAGACTGATGAGTCCGAATAAAAGTTCGTTCCGTCCTTCTCCCGTGATGTTAGTGACGGAGACAAGTGGGACGGTTGGATAAACGGCTGTGATGCATGTGACGAACGAGAGCGTTGACATCCCGATAAGAGCAAGCATACGACGAGTACCACGGACAAAACCGCCAGCATCCCCGCTATTGATACTTTCTTGAAACTTAACTGCTTGTTCATTATTACGTGCCTCCCTTGCCATTTCGAGTTCAAACCGATGTTGACGACCGTCTACCAACGCGCCAAAAACGCCCTTTAACACGCTTCCCATCGCGGCACTTCCACCGCCTGTAAGAAAGAGTGTTAAGAGTTCAAACATATCAGATATTGGATACCGCCAATCGACGGTCTACCTCGGCGTGATACGCCTTATCGCCGCTTTTATATCGTGGGTCTTGCATTGCTCGACTCACTTCTTGCATAGATTGATACGGCATTGTCGATGTACCTGTTGTATTGCCCGTGACAAGCTTTGGTCCTTGACCACCTGTCTCGTTCTTATAACGCGCGTACAAACCGCTTACAGCGAGCTTGGCGTGTTCAACAGTTCCATTGTTTACAACGTCGTTAAAAGTGTTCATCTCTTCGTCCGACAGCACTTCGCCAGCCCATTCCGACATAGTATCGTATTCACCATTTGCCGCGCTTTTAATCGTAGTTGATTCGCTGTCTTGTAGAGCCGCTTGACCACGCGCAAAGCTATCGACCAACTCGCGGTTAAGACCGACTTTAGCCAACGCTTCATACGTTTCATCTGTAAGTTTACCGTCATTCTCAAAAAATTCCTTCGATGCGTCTGTAATTAAAGTTTGTGCTTCGTTTGATTCCGTCGATGGTTCAGTCTCATTTGTTACTTCTTCTTCGACTTCTTGTTCTTCTGCAACTGGTTCGCCTTTGCCCATTTTGGACTCAAGTTCTCCGTAGGCTTTGACGAGGTCTTCCGCTGATTTAAACTTCTCTGGTAACCATTCTGGGCGTTCTTGCTCGACTTGAGGTTCTTCAACCGTCTCTGTTTGCTGTTGATCGGGTTCAATCTCGTTAGGTGCTTTTTCGTTTATTTCGACTTTTTGGTAATCTGCCATGATTGTATTCTTTCACGTGGTTTGGTTGTGTTATTGTTCTTGTGATTGTTGATCAGCAATAGCGTTTATAGTCGGCGCTACAGCGGGCGCTCCAAGCTTCATCATCATTTCTTGTTGTTGAGCCTGTTGCATCTGTTGTTGAATTTCTTCTTCCGTCTTAATCAAACCTTCGGTCTCGATTCCCAACGCGGTAGCACGTCGTTTAAAGTAATCACTTACATTGACGTATTGCATAACGGAGTCAGGACCTACGACTTGTGACGCTCCAGCAAGGAACATATCAAGACGATTAAGATCGTTACCACGACCAAGCGCTTCAACACCTGTTACTATGGTAGGTTTAACGATGTCCTTCGGAAGTTTAGGAAGGCGATCCTTCTTACTCATTCGCTCCATTAAGCGCGATACAAGCGGAAGTTGGAACTCCTGTGAAAGAATTGAATAGAGACCGCCCAATGCTGATTCTAGTTCTTGGCTTAACATACGTATTTCTTCAGCTGTAACTCGTTCAGCATCACGCACCACGGAACTATTCAAAAGGAAAGCGTGAGATAAACGGTCTTGTATTTTAGCACTTACCGATTCAGCTACACGAAAGTCATTAAACTTATTAAGTTGTAAAACGGATACATCGCCGTCACTACCTTGTACAATCGCACCGTTAGGCGCTTCAGCTAAAGTTCTCGCGCGCGTAGTACCGTTAGGATTAATCATAAACAACACCTTAGCGGCGGCGGCACTACCTTCTACAATTGCTTTAGTCAGCGCTTCAAGCGATTTAAGGTCGCCTATGTACTCTTCAACAAATCCACGTCCGTAGTCTTCGCCGTCAATACGTGTATATCTCAACGGTATCCAAGGTGACTTGTCGATAGAATACGATCCTTTCGACTCTTCGATGACAATTCCTTTGACGTCCTGTTGAACGATGAACTTGTCACCTTCACGAACAATACTCGTGTATAAGTCGCAGTTGTTATCTTTTGATTCCTTGTAAACTTCTTGGCGTACTTCTTCGGGAAGCATGAAAGGTGCAACAGTTTCCTTCACAGCTATATGCGTGACATTGCCCATTGCATCGCGTTTAACGACGTATCTGTCTGGACGGAACACACGCATACCACCATCGTCAGGCATGTATAAAAGCGTGTTACCACTAACCAATAAATTCTTTAATGCTTCAAACACACCGACTCGAAACGCTTCGACTTCGACCTCTTGACTTACTGCTCGTTCAACATCGCTTAAAGCTTTTTCAAGATCGGTGCGTAACTGTTCGCCTTGCTCCTCGCCCATTTCTGCCTTTGCTTTTTCAAGCTCGTATCGGTCGATGACCAAACGAAAGAAAGGCGCGTTAGGCGGTAGTAAAGCGATTAATAACTTAGACGCTAGATTGTTCACACCACGCGCACCTATACCTTGATAAGGCGTGTAGTACTTCGTATGAGGACCGTGTCCTTCGGGTGGAAGAACGTAAGGTATCGTCAACTCAGCAGACGTTCTAGCGCGATCTAAAAACGACCAACGCGAGTTTTCAAGCTGAGTGTAGAGGCTTTGAGCCGTTTCGTATTGCATTAATCTTAGGATTCTTGTACATTAACAGCCAAATGATCGGCTTTCCATGTACCTTCTTCTTTAACTCTTAATAACCATTGTCCGTCCGCTTCTACGGGTATGGCATATTCAACTGTACCTGCATCGTCAGGTATACCTAGAAGCTGTTTTAATCTTTCATTCTCGGCTAAGGCTTCTTCTTCTGTGTTATGTACTGAGTATTTCATATTAGCTAAAAGTTGATGCGGACATTGCAGAGTACTTGTTATTAGCGTAATCCTTGATTACATTTAAATCTGAGATTGATAAGGTTGAATTAAAAACTAAAACTTCGTGTATGCGAGCATCAAGACCTTGATAGTATCCAGCACCCAAGGTAGTTTGGGTTACGCTGTATGAAGATGTGATACTGTACACCTCTGATCCTCCTTGATACCAATACTTAAAACTTGTACCTGCTTTAGTGACTACATGAATATTAGGATCAGTTTGTGAGAAGGTTGGTTGATTGGTTGTTTGACCAGTACCTGCAAGTTTTATTTGAGTGCCATACGCACCACCTGTTCCAAAAAGCGTGTTAGTCGATGTTGCGGAAGTGCGGTCAAGAGATAAACCAATTAAACTATTTTCGGATACATCAGTATTAGTGGCTATGATTACTTGTGTTAAACTAGTTGGAGTTGCAAGGGAGGTTGCTAAGTCAAAGTAATCACCTGAATCAAAAGTAACTCCAGTCAAACCCGCTACGGAATAATAAGTTGGTTGCTCGGAGGCGGTGGTTTGACCTAAATCATAATCAGTAGCACCTCCTGACCTATCACCCCAACTAGTCAGAGTAGCACCATTGGTTGGGTTATTAGCGTCATCTGCACCATCCATGTAATCAGCATCGAAGTGCATAATGGGTTGGGTAGATATGTAATAATTAGCTGAACTATTAAAAAAGATACCGTTAGGATAGTTTAGGGCATTAGCTCCAGGAGGTGATATTGCTTGTGCAGTTCCATCCAATACATAACTGTCTGTGCCTATTGGATATATATTTACAGAAGCATAGCGTCCAGCCGTTGCGTTGTTGGAGTTATATCCAGACAATGTAGCTGAACCTGAAATAAGGACTTTAACTATTCCTGATCCTTCTTGAACAAGTGTACAATTGAATCCTGAAGTTAAGCCGTCTGGTAATGTAATCGTAACATCATTGGCATTGCTACAAACAATTACTTTACCGTTATCACTATTACTAAGTGTACGAGCGGTTGTTGTTTCCGCTACAGTGCTAAAGAAAGCAGAACTAAAGTCTGTACTTGCGGATGTTGCTGCTGTACCAAGTCCACTAACATCTGTATTACTAAGTGTTACTGTCCCCGTCCTTCCTGCTACCGATTGAACAGGAGCAAGAGTCATTAGGTTAGTAGCGGTTACCTTTTTAGTTGTGGGTGTACCTGCGACATCGTCAACGATTGCTATAACATCCGCTCCAACTGGAGTCGCTAGGTTATCTAAGTCTGTAAATTTTTTATTAGCCATGTTTTTAAATTAAGGTTCAAATAATAATATATCATCAGCTTCAGTAACTAAAGGTTCACTGAGTTCTGTAGTTAAAGCTCCATCAATAACAGGAGTTTGCGGTGTGTCAAATCCATACGAAGCACCAAAGATAGGTCTGAGTAACTGATTAGGTATTGTTGTTATCTCGCTAGGTTTATCTAGCTGATCTGTGAAGGTGATAGACATTACAGAGAATCAGTAGTACCTGTTGCGAATAAGCTATAAGTACCATCGGTACGAGCTGATACATTACCTCGTATCTTTTCATAATGTCCGTGGTCGTCTCTTATAGTTACGTTACCGTCGGCTGTGACCGCTTCGCTATGGATGACGCGCCATCCGCCGCCGATATACGCTTCAACATCTACAGTACCACCGCTCGTAACTGAGCTTGATGCAACGGTAAATGTCCAGCCTTTCGAGCGTTCAACGCTGAAGGAACTGCCCGCACCTGTCGCCGATACAGCGGACAAGAGCGTGATTTTCTGGAGTGATTTTAATGCCATGATGATTATTCTTTCTGTGTATTATATTAAGTAGGTAAATTGACGCCACTTCCTGAGTAGCTTCCACCCATCGAAGGACGTGTTAACTGTGCAGTACCGCGACGTCTTTTAGACGAAGATGAACCGCGCTTACCCGCTGGCTTAACGACCGCCGCTGTCTGAGTTGGAGGCGGAGGAGGAGGCGGAGGTGGAGCGGGTGTTACAAATTTAGGTGATGGAAAGCACATAGTTAATTATTCCTTGGGACTTATTAGTGTTTTATGTTGTTCGTCATAAGTGTCTATAAGGAACTCGATGACTTTTCGTTGACCGACCTTGATCCATATCTCTCGTTCGCTATCCTTTATATCGGGTAAACGAAGCGGAAATCGAGCGTCTAAAACGTCGATTAAATCGCGGCTCAAGTCGGGAAGTTTTCTAATAGAATCGGTCATTCACCTAAAAACTAATCGGATCAAAAGGTTTTTGTCGAGACAAATCTTCGTCTAAATCGCCTGTGACTTGATGAATTAAATGACTGTATTTTCGCTTTTGTTTTTCGTCAAAGCACGACGGCATCCATAGGTATTTAATCTGTTTGTGTTTGTTATTATACTCGTCCTTGCGAATAAGATAAGCCATCCACGCGTTCATAAGCGCGTCTTGTTCGGTCATGTGTGCCTTCTTATACGCGTTAAGAACGGTGTCCCAAGTTGCTCCGTATATGTCGAGTAGCTTACCCGCTGACTTAACGCCTATGCCTGGAACGCCTTTATATCCGTCAACAGGATCACCCGCTAGGGTCTGCATCAAGTGATAATGATCCGCTTGTTCTTTGGTTGTCTCGTGTAACTCACCACGGTTGAAGTCGTAGAACGCACAGGGTACAGACTTGAAGTCTTTATCAATACTAACGATGATACGCTTGTCCTTTCGGTTCGGTCGTTCCGTCGCTAGAATCGCGAGTACATCGTCAGCTTCAAGGTTAGGATAGATAACCGTACCGTATTCTTCTGCAAGCCAATCGCGTATAGGGTCAAGTCCTATCGGTGCAAACTTAGATCGTCTATTCGCTTTGTACTCGCTGTTAAGCTTGCGTCTGAAGTTGTTCTTATCAGATATAGCGAGGATGAAGTCGTCCGCTTTCATACGTTTTTTAAACGTTTCAAGTCGATCAACAATCCATGTCTTCGCAATAGCAAGATCAGTATGTACCGTCCACAGGTCTTCCTTCCATTGTATGT